GGCAGAGATCGACACCGAGATCGAAAAGCACGGCGGCTGGCCGGGGGCGTTCAAGGTGGACGGCTGATGGCAAAGACTGCTGAAACCGCAACAGGCTTCCAGGGCGACAAACTCTATCAGGAGCGGGCGCGCCTCGCGCTGCCCATCCTGATCAGGCAGGCCAAGGCTGGTCAGACCGTCAGCTACGAAGACTTAGCTGCCGAGCTTGGGATGCCGAACCCTCGCAACCTGAACTACCCGTTGGGCTGCATCGGCGATGAGCTAAACCGCCTGAGCAAGAAGTGGCGCAAAGAAATCCCGCATATTCAGGCGCTTGTTGTTTCAAAGGGCACCTCGGTGCCCGGCAAAGGCTTTGATCCTTTCCTGAAAAACCGGGGTAAGGTCTGGAAAACGCCGGAAGAGCGCAAAGCGATCCTCAAGACCTACATTGCTGAGATCGCCAACTATCCCTACTGGGACGAGGTCCTTGTCGAGCTGGGTCTGCAGCCAGCTGCGTCCAAAATTGACGATGTCATCGATCGGGCAACCTCCTTTGGCGGCGGGGAGGGGCCGGAGCACAAGGCGCTCAAGGAATACGTCCGCTCTCATCCTGAATGCGTGGGCCTACCCGTGGGCAGCGCTGCAGGTTCGGTAGAGGCGCCTCTTCCCTCGGGCGATAGCATTGACGTTCTGTTCGACCGCAAAGATCGAATCATTGCCGTTGAGGTTAAACCGGCCTCGGCCCCCATCCATGACGTCGTTCGCGGCTTGTTCCAGTGTGTGAAGTACCGCGCGGTTCTTCAGGCGCGCGCCGATTTTGAAAGCGATCCGAGGCCGATCGACACGCATCTAGTGCTTGGCGGAGAGCTTCCCAAAGCACTGATCGCATTACGAAATAGTCTTGGCGTCTCTGTCTTTGAGAAGGTGAGTTAACTGGGGCCGCTGGTCTTCGAAAGCCGTCGATCGATGCGCTTCGTGCTGAGCGGCTTGCATTTGGGTTGAGGGTGTGAGAGCGTTAAGGGGCTTGCCGAGATGGTGGGCGGAAACATGAACCTGGACAGGTTCTGGATGGGGTTGTCACCGGCAGGTGGCGTTTGAGAGGGATACCCACCCACTCATTCCGCGGGGCAGGAGCCCCGTGCTGTTCAGGATCTGTCCTCCTTGGATAAGGACGACAAAATGAACCCGAACGAACTGATCATCCGCTTTGAAACCGTTGACCGCCAGACCGAAGGGCCTGTGACCCGGCTTGTCGGCTTTGTGCGGGCGCGCAACCTGCTGCCGCTTATGGATGCGGCGACGTTGGAAGCGAACCCGCGCACGGCCAAGGTTGGCCAGATCACCTCGGACATCCGCGAGTCTATCGAAACGACGCCCGACCTTTTCCCTTTCAAGACCAAGGGAATTCTTGTCGCTTCGGCCAACTGCAAGGAGCTTGAGCGGCGTCGCTATCACATGACCTTCGAAAACCCTGCGATCGAGGGCATTTTGGATGGCGGCCACAACACGCTGGCAATCGGCCTGCACATCCTTTCGGTCGCCGGGGTAGAGCCGCGGGAAATCAAGCGTCTGAAGACGTGGCCCGAGTTCAAGGAGGCGTGGGATGCCAACCAGGACAAGGTCAAGGCCCTGAAGGCTGCGGCGGCATCTGGTGAGGGTGGGCCTCTTGATTTCCTCGTGCCGGTTGAAGTGCTGATCCCGAGCGATCCGGACGATGATCTGCGGTTCGAGGCCTTCACCTCTTCGCTGTTCGAAATCTGCGCGGCCCGGAACAATAACCGGCAGTTGGCCGACGAGGCCAAGGCCAACAAGAAGGGTCTCTACGACCATCTTCGCGTGACCGTCCCTGAAGAGATTGCGAAGCGTGTGGAGTGGAAGTCGAACGACGGTGGTGATGTCAAAATCCGCGACATCGTTGCGCTGTCCTGGATTCCCCTCAATCTGATGGACCTGCCGGACGGTGTGTCGAAGCCCCGGGTCGTTGATATGTATAGCCAGAAGGGGAAGTGCTCGGCTGCATTCGACGCGCTCATGGAACATCCTGAAGTCTCGAAACAAACCGGCGACGGAACGTTCGAACTGCATAGCCAGAAGATCGGCAAGGCGCTCGCCGTGGCTGGGATCATGCCGTTGCTGTATGACCTGATCTATCGCGAGTTCCCTGGGGCCTACAACGAAAGTGGGGGGCGGTTTGGTCGGTTGTCGTCGGTCAAAATGGCGAACGACATGAAGACGAAACCCGTCACTGCTTTCAGCAAGACGCCGGTCCAGTACAGCTATCCCGACGGCTTCATCATGCCGCTTGTATACGGTCTGAGTGCCTTGATGGAAGCGAACGACGATGGGATCGTGAACTGGAAGGTCGAAGACCCCGCGAAGTTTGTGAAGGACTCCCTGACAAACGTTGTCCGGCGCTACCGTGCAATCATCGAGGCGTTTTCGGGCGATCCGACGAAGATCGGCAAGAATGAAGGTGCCTACACCATTGCAAAGGACGCGTTTGAAACTGAGCTGTTGAAGCTCGGTGCCGCTGTTTGAAGCGTATGAAACTCCTCTGGCGAACGTTTTCGTTCGCCAGAGTCAACTGCCCAAGGACTTCAAGTTCGAGTGTCACGAAGTAAAGTCGACAAGAGGTTAACCGGTTCTTCGGAAAATGTCTGCTCCTTCAAGTTTGGCAGACTCTACATCAGACTGAGGGAAATTTCGGGGGACAGGTCACTGGGCATCGAATACTTTAGAACACCTCCCATACCTCGCCGCTGTCCAGCTGCTTGACGAAATCCACCGCCTCGCCGTTCCAGTGATAGGCGAAATGCGCGCCTTGGGTGGGGATCGGGATCACGTCGGGCCAGAAGACGGCCATGCACTGGCCCTCGGGATAGCGGATGCTGGGCCAGGTGATACCGTTCGACCCTGCCGCGCGCCGCTCGGCCCCGAAGACCTGCGAGGCGCGGTAGTCATCGGGGTCAAGCAGGTCGGCGCGGCCGGTGGCGTCGTCCAGATCGGCATCGACGGACCCGATCAATTCGCGGAACTGCGACGTCCAGCCCGGCGCCTCGTTCGTCGCACGCATGAAGCGGGCGTGGTGATGGATGGTTTCGGCGATGGCCACCTCGGAGCGGTCGCCCGCATAGTAGAGGCCGAAACTGCCGTCCGAGAACCGCCCCGGCCGCAGGGGCGAGCAATGGACAAAGGGCGCCATGACCCAGCTGGCGCCGGGCCCGGTCACGCGGCGTGCGACCGGCACCTTCGACAGATCACCGATGCTGTCGCGGATGCGCGGGTTGAACTTGGCTTCGGCCGAGGCGAGCGCCTCCCAATCGGCGGGATCGGCGATGTCCTCGAAGAGGTCGATGGGCGGGTGGATGGAGCGGATGATGCGGACAGTGCGGGGCCATGTCACGCGGCGGACAGGCACATTCACCAGGCACCCCGTTCGGCATCCAGATAGGACCGCAGGTCGATCAGATCGGTGATCTCGCCGCGCAACATGATGTCCAGCGCGCTGCGACCACCGAAGGCTGTGCTGGGCTTGCGGATCCATGCATAGCCGCGGGCGGGTTCGGTGAAGAGGTAACGCAGCGCCTTGTGGATACCCATCAGGATCGCCATCCGCGCGCGTAGGTCACGGTCGATGCGCCCGATGTCACCAACCTTCCAGCGCGCCCATGTGCGCTGGGCCATGTCGCCCAGTAGCACGCGCGCCTCGCCATCCGTCAGGCCCCAGGCGCGGAACAGGTTGACGGTGGTGCGCGCCAGCGCCGCCGCTTCCTCGTCGGTGATGACAGGAAGGTCAGGGCGCGCGATGATCGGCTGGACCGTGGCGAACTGCATGGTCGTTCTCCTTTGGCATCAAGATAGTCATTATGTGCCAAAAGGCAATGATGATCCGTTACCCGGACGGGCGCACCCTCAGCCACGGCCGCGCCTTCGGCATTGCCGACGTCACCTCGACCTCCCGGAGCATCCCGCCCGCGATCAGCCCCTCGCGGACCCAGCCCAGCGCCTGCCGCCAGTCGTCGTAGCCGCGCCGGGCGGCTTCGATCTGCTGCGGATGCGGAGAGAAGGTCACCGGACAGGCCAAGATGTCGATGGTCTTCCACGTGGCACGGGCGCCCGGGCCACGCACGCGAATGCGCTCGGTGCCGACGACGATTGCGCCCGCATGCGTGCCGTGCTGGTTCTGTTTCACGATGGTCGGCACGCATCGCGGGATGGCGCCTGGCATCCAGTCCGGGGTCAGCCCGGCGCGGGCCAGTTCGGCGACGCGGATTGCCATGCGCTTGCCACCGAGGCTGTCGGGGAGCCCGGCGACGGTGGCGGCGATGACCTCGGCGTCTTCGTGGGTGTAGCCGCCGATCTTGTGCTGGCCGCCGTCGATCTTGCAGCCCAGCACGGCGCGCTGCAGCAGGACGTACTCCAGGCCGAAGCCGAAACCTTCCTCGGTGACGTCCGGGGGCAGCGGCAATTCCAGCTGCGCCTGTTCGATCCGGAACGCCCATTCCAGCGCGGCCTGCACGCCCAGCGCGCGCTTGATCCTGGTGCCGCTGACGCGGCCGTGGAAACTCATGGCTGCAATCCTTCAAGGAAATCCATCTGCGCCGGGCGCTGGGCTTGGTTCGTCGGCCGCCAGATCCACGGACCCGAGGCCATGGGCAGCTGCGAGAGAGCGCCACGCATGTGCTGCTGCCAGAGGGTGAACTCCGTTGCCGAGCAGGCGCAGAGCGCGTGCCCGATGGGCCAGCCCATCAGCCATCCGACGAAGAGCGGGCTCAGCCGCCGCCGCGACCGGCCCTTCAGGATCCGCCGCGAGACGGCGCGCCCATGCGAGGCAATCATCGAAGCCCAGAGCGGGCGCGAGATCGGGGCGTGCGGCGAGGACCGCAGCCCATCCGGCGAGATCGCCGGGGCCGGGCGGGTGAAGCCCTGTTCCGCCCGGTAGTGCAGCAGGTCCATCCGGGATTTCCCGTCGGTGCGGATGATGCTGGCCTCCGAACTGCCCTTCCAGTTCTGGGCGGCCGGTGTCGGCCAGTGGTTCGGCAGGGCCTTCGCGATGCCCAGCGCCAGCGCTTCCGCCTTCCTTGTGAAGTCGCTGTTCCCGGCTGGGTTGTAGCGGCCAGTGCCGGGATGCAGGCTCATCGGTGTGGGCCAGGATGAAGATCCGCAGCCGCTCATGCGGCGCGCCGACCTCTGCCGCCGAGAACAGGCCCGCCGCAGGCGTGTAGCCCATGCCCCAAAGCTCTCGGAGGACGATTTCAAGGCCGAGGGTGACGTGCCCGGAGACGTTTTCGAGGAAGACCCATTCCGGACGGCATTCACTGACGACGCGGGCGACGTCGGGCCAGAGGTGCCGCGGGTCATCGGCGCCGCCGCGTTTTCCGGCCGCGCTGAAGGGCTGGCAGGGATATCCCGCGAGGACGGCGTCGAATGCGCCGTGGAAGGGGCGGGCGTCGAAGCTGCGCAGGTCGGTCCAGATCGGGGCCGGGGCGAAATACCCCGCGCGCTGGGCTGCGATGAGGACGGTGCTCGGCCAGTCCTCCCATTCGACGAAGGCGCGGGTGTGATAGCCGGGTTCGGCGAGCATGAGGCCCAGATCAAGGCCTCCGCCGCCTGCGCAGAGGGACAATCCGTGCCGGGGACGTGACACCATGCCATTCACCGCACCCCGCGCTCGCGCAGGCGCTCGGGCGTGACCAACCCCCTCGCAAGCATGGCATCGCGCATCGTGTTGCTGATCGCGCTGACCGGCAGGTAGCGGTCGGAGTTGACCAGATCGGCGTAAAAGGCGAGGAGGTCGGTGATCGGCTTCGCGGCCGGGGCAGGGGCCGCCTTGGGCTTCCGGCGTTTGCGCCCGGCATCCTCGACCTTGCGCTGGGCGGCGCGTTGCATCGCCCGGTCCAGCGCTTTCGGCCCATCGGGCGGTTCGGGATGCTCCTGGCGGGAGGCCTCGGCCGCGGCGATGATCTCCGCCTCGGTCAGCCCGAGCTCGTCGCGCCAGCGCTGGACGTGCAGCCGGGGCGGCCAGCCTTGCCACCAGCCGGGCAGGGCGGCGGGGTCGAGGCCCAGCGCGGAAAGCAGATCCCCGAAAACCTCATCGGAAATCGTCTCGCGCGCCTGCGCGCCCTCCTCCTCCTTTACTGGTTTACTTAGAGGTTCCCTTACAGGGTTAGTGTCCGAAATCCGGACACGGCTTTCGGCTTTTTCCGGACACGGCTCGGCCGAAAAATCGGACACGGCTCCGGCGCCATCCCCGTGTCCGAAATCCGGACACGGCAGCGCATCGGCCATGCCGTCACCAGCACAACCATCGGCATCGTCGACGCTTTCTGAGCTGCCATCGTCCCCGTGTCCGATTTCTGGACACGGCACCACAGCCACAGGTGTGAAGCCTGGCTCGAACCCCAGGATGTAGCGGGTGGGCAGCTGGCGCTTGGTGACGGGATCGAGCCGCGGCACACGACGCAGCAGACCCACGGCCTCCAACTGGCCAAGGTGATCGTTCAGCGTCGACCGGCTGATTTCGCAGTCATGCGCAAGCCGGTCTTGAGAGGGAAAGCAGCCGTAGTCTGGGTTGAACCGGTCGCAGAGGTGCCAGAGCACGATCTTGGTCGTGGGCTTCAACCCGCGCTGCTTGATGGCCCAGTTGGTGGCCTCGTGGCTCATGGCGCGGGCCTCCGCGGTGCAGGGGCGATGCGCGAGGTGAAGCCGTGATCGGCCAGCGCGCCCAGCGCGTCGTCGAGACTGCGCACCAGCGCCCAGCCGAACCTCTGCGCCAGAACGGCATCACGGAATGCCTCCTGTTCCGGCCGTAGCCGCCCCTTTGGCGCCTTCAACTCGAGGAACAGGATCCGGCCCTCGCACAGGACCATCAGATCGGCGAACCCGGCATGGACGCCCATGCCGACAAGGATCGCCTGGCGCTTTGCCCCCCGGGGCCCGGCCTCGGTCACCTCGTTGGCACAGTGATGGATGATGGCGGTGCGGGGCAGGGCGATGCGCAGCGCCTGCACGATGGCGCGCTGAAGATCGGCCTCGGGGGTTCCACGACGCATCATCGCGGGGCCCTCCCCTGATCCTCGCGCTGGGCACGTCGCACCGGCCGCCGCGCATCGACGACGACCAGCAGGCGCTGGGCATCGGCGCGTTCGCCCGGGGTCTCGCCATGCTGGACCAGCACATTGCACGCGAGCTGAATGAGAAGGTCGCTGTGATGCGCAACATCGGCGATGACAGCGCGGGCCTCGGCCACGCGGTCGGCGGGCCAGGGGGATGTGCGGGGATGGATGGTCATGACCGACCCCGCGTCTTGCGCACCGGGTGAGCCTGTTCCTGCGCCCTGATCCACTCCTGGATGGCGGCGCGGCGATAGAAGATCTTTCGACCTATGCGTGTGCAGGGCGGACCCTGACGGCGGGCTTCCCACCGCGACAAAGTGTCTGTGGTCAAATCCAGTGCGCGGGCAAGCTGCTCGCGGCTGATCCAGTCGGCCAAAAGGTCAGGGACCTCCTCCACTGGGTCGTTTTGCATGTCCTTCATCGGCTGCTCCGTTCGCCTCGCGCCCCTCTGCCGGGGGCGGTTTCAGCGAAGCAGAGCGTGAGGACCGGAAGACAGGCGGAAGGTGGAACTGGCCGCTGCCGTCCAATTCCACCCCTTATTTTATTGGTGCTTCGGCGGCTGGCGCGCGACACGACACGCGTTACGGCAGTCTTCGTGGAGTATCCCTCGCGCCGCTTCCTGGCGACGATGTGCGCTTCGTCGTCCTCGCTTCGTCAGCTTGGGGTTGATTGGGCGACGTTCAGGCTGTCAGACAGGATTTGCTGCGACCGGAATTGCCGGAATGGACCGTTCCGGTCGGGTTCCGGGGGTTCTGGACGATATCCACAAGTTCTTTTTTTGTTCCAGTTCGCCAGCGCAGGATTCTGGTTGATCGCTCGCCTTTCGGATGCGTAGATTCGTGGTTGAGCAGAACATAAGAATCGACAAGGCAACCGAAGCCAGGTCCCGCCCCTCTTGGGGTGGAGTGCCCAATTACAGGAAGTTTTCCTCGACGACGTGGGCTGCAGCCAGTCCACCCGCGTGCCTGGCACGGCGGGTTTTTGTAACCCGCACTCCGACGGCCCTGGCCGAAGGATGCCGTATGTCTGAGAGGAGTTCGTTCATGCCTTTGCCGCCCGTCGCCTTCTATTCCATCTACGAAATTGCTGTGCGCTGGGGCTGTCACCCGGCCGACGTCGCGGGCTGGGCCGCGGCAGGACACCTTCAGGTTCTGGCTGGCATTCCGCCGGTCAGTTGTGGCGATGAGGCGGTCGCCGGTCTGGTCGAGGTGCCAATCGCGGAACTGATGCCGATGTTCAGGCGGATCGGCCCGAGCGACGAACAGGCGCGGCTGCGGCGCGTGATGCCGCCCGGGTCCAAGACCTGGCTGAAGGTGACCGACCCTCCCGATGGCGTGCCGATCCGGTCGTCGGACCTTCTGCTGTCCGCGGGATCCCTGCAGCAGTTCGAGGAGGAACGCGACCTCTTGCGACGCCCGGCCAGCACCATAGGCGCCAGCCCGCGTTATGACTGGGACGCGATGTATGCGTGGCTGACGTGGTTCTTGTTCGAAAAGGGGGTGCCCGACACCCAGACCGCGCTGGTCTCGCTGGTGCAGGACTGGTTCGTCCAGAACTCGAAGTCGGGCGAAGTGCCGGATGAAAGCACCATCCGCAAGCGGCTGTCCTCGCTCTGGCGCAGGCTGCGCGGGGAGGATGCCGCGTGACGGTCAGGCCGATTCCGGCAGGTCGGCTCCGTCCTGCGCCGCGTCATGTACAAGGCGCGGCCGCGGGCGCAGGAGGCTGGCCACCGTGTCGACACCCGCCCGCAGGGGGGAGTCCATCAGGTGCGCGTAGCGCTGGGTGGTCTGCATCTGGCTGTGGCCCAAGAGCTTGCCGATCATTTCCAGCGATGCACCGCCGCTGACCAAGAGCGAGGCGAAGGTGTGGCGCAGGTCATGGATGCGGACGTCGGCCAGCCCGGCGTCCTTCTGCACCTTAGCCCAGAAGCGGCGGATTTCCCGAACGGGCTGGCCGACCGTATCGCCGGGGAAGAGCCACTGGTTCCCGCGTGGCACCGCCTGCTGGCGCAGCCGCACGATGGCCGCGACGTCCTGCGAAATCGGGACGCGATGGATCTTGCGCTGCTTGGTGGTCGAGGCGGGTTTCGACCAGATGGCATAGTCGAGGTTGAACTGTTCGAACCGCGCGGTGCGGACCTCGCCCACCCGGGCGCCGGTCAGCATGCACATGCGGATGATGGCCGCGGCGCGCTGGTCCTCGGCAGCATCCAGCACGGTCGCCAGCCGTGTCAGCTCTTCGGGCGACAGGAACCGTTCGCGGGCGTGTTCTATGCGCCGATGGAACCCCTGCGCGGGGTTGTCCGTCCGCCATTCCCATTCCATAGCCAGCGTGAACATCTTGCGCAGCACCTCGCCCATGCGGTTGGCGCGGATCGGGGTGGGCTTGGGACCCTGCAGCTTGCGTGCCCGGTTGTTCGGCTTCGCCTTGCAGGGGCGAGGCCGCCCCTCGGCCACGAAATCGAGAAACTTCGCGACGTCGGACTTGGTGATCTCGGTCACCAGCCGGTTACCCCAGGCCGGTTCCACCATCTTCTTCAGCATCGAGACTTGGTCGCCCGCATTCGTCTTGGCCAGTTTCGGCAAGTGTTCGGCGATGTAGCGGTCGATCATGTCTGTGACACGAGGGGCCCCTCGCCACTCGTCCCGCATCGCCAGAGGATCCTGTCCCTCGTCGATGGCGCGGCGCAGTTCCTTGGCTCGTTCGCGCGCGGCCGTGACGCTCCATTCGGGCCAGCGTCCGATGGTCATCCGCCGCTGCCGCCCGGCGTGCCGGTAGTCGATGGTGAAGGTCCGCGCGCCCGAGGCCTGCACCCGGGCCGCAAAGCCTATCACCTCCGTGTCGAAGATCTGATAGCTGACGCCGGGCTTTGGCTCCGCCTCGCGCAGGGTTTTCTCATTCAGTTTCAGTCGTTTGACCATCCATCCCGCCTCCTTGCCCGAGGACACAGGCGTAGACCCGCGCCACTATCAAGTCGGACCACAGGGCCGGGACCGGAATACAGGCGGAAGGTGGAATTGGGGCGGGGAGGGGCGTTCCGGCGAGCCGGAGTATAATGTTGGTCATGCTACTGAAGGTGATGATGGGTGTACCCCGCGGGACAGGCAGGGGTAAAAGCACTCTCACCGCAAACGACGCGCTTGATTAATCCAGCAAGCAGGGACTCTTGAACGCGGACCTATGCCCTTTGACATGGCCTGTTTGCGTCACGAACGGCCTCTCCGCGACACGAACTGATGTTCATTCCGTTTCGCGCGCCGACTGCCCTGGCGTCGGCAAGTAGGCAACGTAGGGTGCTCTTCATGCATCACGAGCGCCTGTTGTCGCATCGTGCTGTGAAAAACTGCAACGATAGCTGGTATACTTACATCGTTCTTCCTTGTGCCGCAACGATCATCGTGCTACGTGCATCGAGCGAACGATTTCATGCAACGAACCCCGGGGTAATGCAGTTGGACCACTTCTCAATCATTCAGGCGCTGTGCCGATCTGCAATGGCGGTCCCATCCCCAGCGGTTCGCAAGCAGATTGAACGGCTTCTTGCGGCGCTGGAGAAGGAAGGCGACGAGAAGCAAGCAGCATCGATCGCAGGAATTTTGGCTACTGCGGAGCGTGCAAAAGAGGTTGCCCCGAGCCGTATCGAACGCTCGCGGGCGCAACCAATTGGTGAAACGCTGGGCCCAAACACCCCGGTGCCCGTTGATCGCGAAACATCTGCCCCGCTGGCTGAGATCATTTTTCCAACTGACGTTGCCTCTCGTCCCCCCCTTTTTAATCCGATCGTCACACAAGCCGTCGGGACGATCATTGAAGAGTGGGAAAACTTCGACGCATTGTCTGACCTAGACGTCGCGCCGTCCAAGACTTGCCTGATCTACGGTGCGCCGGGGACCGGTAAGACGCGACTGGCCCTGTGGATCGCGCGGGAACTTGGCCTACCCGTTGTGCTAATTAAGCTAGACGGTCTTGTCTCATCATTTCTCGGCACAACGGCACGCAACATTGGGAACCTCTTCGCGTTCGCAAACCGTTATCGCTGCGTCCTGCTGCTCGACGAGTTTGATGCGATCGCGAAGGTGCGTGACGATCCACAGGAGGTCGGCGAAATCAAGCGTGTCGTGAATGCCCTGCTTCAGAACCTCGATTCACGTCGAGATATCGGGTTCACGATCGGTATCACCAACCATCCCAAGCTTCTCGACCCCGCCATATGGCGTCGTTTCGAGGTACAGCTTGAGATTCCAAAGCCTGACTTCGAGATGCGCAAGGCAATCGCCTCACATTTCATGCCGCCGATCGCCGCGCCCGAGAGCCATTTGCGTTTGATCGCATGGTTCACCGAGGGGTCGACAGGCGCGGAAATCGAGTCGCTCGTTCGTACCTACAAGAAGGCAACGAGGGTCCGCGAAGCAGAGCGTCTTGACCTGCTTGGTACGCTCCGTCAGTTCGCTACGCTGAACGCCGCGCGTGTTCAGAGCGAGCGGAGGGCCTTGCTGTTCGAAGAGCCTAGCACCTTGTTTCGTGCGATGCGCGAAGATCCCGTGCTTTGCTTCTCCATGACCGACATTGGCGAGATCGCTGGTAAGGACAAATCCACAGTCAGTCGTCAGCTCGGTAAGGCGATCAAGAACGATGAGGAGCGGTAAACTATGGCAAGCCCGGTTCAGATCGTTCTCAATCCCGAGAATTACGAGGAAGTACGTGAGGCAGGCGGCGGCGGTGGGCGAAAGGATTTCTTCGCTCATAAAGATCGGGAATTTGCTGCACATCGAGCCAACCTCGTCAGCCAGATCGAGTCTATCGCGGGCACTCTTTCCGCTCAGGCTCAAGGGCCCGTCGGCTTTGCCAAGGTCGTCCTCCGGCGAGAGGCGTGGGCGAAAAGCCATCGCCCCGTAGCGACCCTGTTCCGCCAGGACCGTGTGCCTGTCGTTGGTGGCGGCGATCTCGGCGTTATGATCGTCGAGGTGCAGCCTGCTACGCTTCGGCAGGTTGCGGCCGAGATGCTAAAGGCCGAAACTTACACCGAAATGCGCTTCGATCCCATTCGGGAGAAGGAAGTCCCCAATCCATCAGGGCGCAAGAGCGAGACCGGCGCGATCGAGCGCATCGAACTCTACAGTCCATCTGATCGGCGGAGCTTCTCGGTGGAGGAGGCGGTTGTGTGGCTGTCCAATCCGATGACCGGCAGCAGCTATGAGGTCGAACTATTCGACTCAGTTCCGCTTCGCGGCGATTGGGACCGGCTCGACGCCGCCCATCGTAGACTATTCGAGTCATTCCTCAGTGGCTTTCGCGATCTCGGCTTTGGCGTGTCGGTTGATCGCCTCCCGCATCTGCGTCGCCATCAGCCATTGCTATCAGTACGCGTTGACGAAGGCTTGGATGGTGCGGTCATCGCTCTTCAAGATGGTCCAGCGGGTGAACGCCGACGGGAACTTGCACCGTTCAGCGGTGAGATCGATCGGCACATTCGCCTGCTGGCTTTCCTGGACAAGCATCCCCTCGTGCGGCGCATTGGATTGCCCGGAGTCGTTGTTCGCTCTATGCCGCAGTCAGGCGACCCACGGGCAGATTCCACAGACGCTACAATTCCGCTGCGTGAAACGCGGCGCAGTTATCCGCGCATTGGCATCATTGATGGCGGCATAAGCGACACACTGTCGGACTGGGTGATCGACAGATGGGACATTCTAGCTGACGAGGACATGGATCATGGCCATGGCACTTTTATCGGGGGGCTAGCGGTCGCAGGTGCCAGCTTGAATGGCGCGGAGAATTGTCCCGAGGCGGACGGGGCTGAGTTGGTGGATATCGCAATTTTCCCGAAGGAAGACAATGGGTCGTTCGCCAACTATTATTCTGGCGGCCTTCCACAGTTCTTCGATGAAATGGAGTCTGCCGTAGCCGATGCGCGTGCTCGCCACGACGTCCGTGTCTTTAACATGAGCTTAAACATCCTGCAGCCCGCGGCGCCGGACGCCTACAGCGCCCACGCAGTGCGGCTCGACCGTATCGCCGAGGATAACAACGCTGTGATTTTCATGTCGGCTGGCAACACCCGGCCGCAGGATCTGCGGCCCGAATGGCCGACCGATCCTGCCAGCGCGCTCTCCGGGCTCGCCTTGGCCCGCAATGATGGGTTGCTCACACCTGCAGAAAGCGCGCGCAATGTCGCTGTCGCGGCCCTGAATCCGGTCGGACACGACGGCTGCGTAGCGCGCGCGCCAGCGCGCTACAGCCGACGCGGCCTTGGCCTGCGTTCCGGAGTTAAACCCGATCTCGCCCATATTGGAGGTTCGGGTACACCGCACCCGGTGGTCGGTCGCGGCCTGTTCTCTATTATGCCGGATGGCACGATTATCGATGGCTGCGGAACCAGCTATGCGGCACCTCTCGTTGCAAAAACTGCCGCTGCGCTTGACCATGCCATCGAAGGCGAGGTGTCGCGTGAGACGCTAATCGGACTTCTCGTCCACAACGCGCGCGTGCCGGAGCCACTCGTGTCCAAGCTACTCGCACCTGTCGCCCGCCATCTAGTCGGGTTCGGTATCCCGCCTTCGGCTGAGCGCATAATGGAGACTGGAGACCACTCGATAACGTTGGTCTTCGCTTCGCGGATCCAGCAGGGTCAACAGATTAACTTTGGTTTCCCCTGGCCTGCCTCGCTGGTGGGGCCGGGCGGCAAATGCCGCGGCCATGCGCGACTGACGTTAGTCGCAACGCCACCGCTTGACCCACGGTTTGGCGCAGAGTTTGTGCGTGTCAATGTCAACGCTTCCCTGCAGCAGGAGCAGGATGGCGGGCGGTGGAAGGGTAGGCTTGAGTCACTGTACCTTCCTTCTAGGCGGGAGTCGCCAGCAGTCGAGGCCGAACTTATTGAGCACGATCTGAAGTGGAGCCCAGTAAAAGTCTATGAAAAGACATTCCCCCAGGGCGTAGGTCCTTCTTCAAACTGGCGCTTGTTCATCGACTACCTTACCCGCGCCAATGAGGCGATGCCCGAGGGCGGTGTGCCGTTCACAGCGATCATCACGATCAGCGATCCAGACGGAGAAAAACCTGTCTTCAATGAAATGCGCCAGAACCTACAGTCGTTGGGGACAACCATCGCGGATATCCGAACTGCGGCCCGAATTACTTCTCGCGTCTAGGGGTAAGCGTCGTCGTCCCCCACAGAAAATAGACCGCATTCCGTCCATTGACGGCTCCTTACGTGGAAATGTGTGCGCTTGGTATGATGGAGCCAATTATGATCTAGATCGACGCGTCGGTGCTCTTGTCAACGGCTGGTCAACCCGCCAATGCCTTCCAGGTAACATTGAAGCCCGTCGAATGACGTCGAAAGACGCAAGGCTACGGTCAAAGATTTCGTTACTTCAAATACTTGCTCGACAAGTCCCTGAGGTAAAAGGGTTATTCTAAATCGAAGAGTTCGGCTCATAACCTGAAGGCCGCAGGTTCAAATCCTGCCCCCGCAACCAAGATCTTTCG